GATCCTGCAACCTCAACGGCATCAGGGATTAGTTTTCTCAACAACTTACCCTCATCATTCAGGCCGCACCATATCAAAAACTGATCATCCGAGTTGTTTACAATTTCAGCGCACTTTTCAGCCCTGACTTGTACGCTCGATTTTCTGGCCTCACGTCTCTCAGTCAACGATATGACACCAGACGAAAACAAAACCCCGTCAGGCTTATAATCAGATTCAACAATAACTTCATTTATTTTCAATTCGGGCAGTTTAAAACCTTTATCTGAATAATCCAGATCAGACGGTTTACCCAACATCACGCCCCAACTACATACCCATTTCCAGAACTCATCTCCAGCGTGTTTTTTGATGCGCCATTTCTGTGATGTACCCATATCGTTAATAAAATACATTGCGAGCATCTCAGGACGACTCATTACACCTAAAAACTCCGACTGATTACCAAGCTCAGTAAAGTCATTAGGGCTTGGTGTCGCTGTGCAAGCTAATTTGTATGGCGTACCCCGAAATGAATCAATAATGTGATTCCTGAGTTTTCCCATAAATGCCTTAATGATTGACGACTCATCTAACACAACCCCAGCGAATACTGACGGTTCAAAGTTATGCAACTTTTCATAGTTGGTGATATTGATACCGTTGATAACATCGTCAGCACTTGCCGCGATGTTTACGGGTATCTTGAATTTTTCACCTTCACGCTTTGTCTGCTTCGATACTGCCAATGGTGCCAGAATCAATACAGGCTGTTTTGTATGTTCGTGTATTTGTTTCGCCCATTCTAGTTGCATTGGAGTTTTGCCTAATCCGCAATCAGCAAAAATGCAAGCTCGACCTTTCCGCAATGCCCAATTCACAATATCAACCTGGTATGGGAAAAGCATCTTATTTTGTTCCGCTTTCCCTTCGATGCCGTGATACCATTCTGGCTTGAGCTTGCCAGCTATAAACTTTTCATATTCCATTTTGCCGTGTCCTTTCTTTTTATGACTTTCGATTACCTGTTATAAAATCTTCGCATAACTGAACCTGCGCTGTAAGCTTTTCAGTCAGTTCTAAATGTCCGTCGATGTGTACCAGCTTGGCAAGGTGCTGTACATCCCGGAATAGCATATTTTCCCGGTACAATTTGCCCTCAAGTGTAGTCTTGACTTTTGCGCCCGTTGGCAGTTCTGGAAGTTGTACAGATTTTTTCTTTTTAGTCATGGTTTCAGTCCTTACTTTGTGTGGTCATATTTTTTCGCCATTCCACTTGAGATACTTCGCGCTGTAGCTCTTGGAGGTTACTATCAGCGTCAATCTGTTTGTCCATTAGCGTAATTATGTCATTTTTCAATATCTCGTTTGCACGTTCTTCGCGTTCTTGAAGTTTTCGCAATTTCGATAGTTGGGATTGAGAGCCGTGGTCGCCTGCTTTTATTATCTCGGCAAGTTCTTGATAAATCTCTATCTTTTCAGTCCCGACATTAATGTAATCATCAACGTCCTGCTTTGCCTTCTTAGCCTTATTGGTTAGAGATACTAGCTCTTTTTTCAACGTCGCCAGCACAATCCCGCTCATGACCCGTCCCCTTCAGTTAATTGTTGCTCTGGATTCCCTTTCTTTTCTTCCATACACAATTCAATTAAATCACAAGCGCTGTTGCATACTGCTACTGCTTTCATGTGAAATCTCAAAATCGCTAAGCTGTTTATCAAATGCCAAAACCCGATACCGAATATAAAACCAATACTAAACTCATTCATCTTTTTTGTTCCCTTCAGTTAATTGTTTCATGCCGCATGCCTTTCCTGTCGTTTCTTGTATGCAATTATTTTTGATGTCAGCCAGCGCCGGGTTTCCTGACTCGGTTGTACTGGGTTATCTTTCAATCCACGCGGCCAGACACCAACACGCTCACGATATTTGTGACTAACCCAGCCTGACTTGTAATTTTTTTCATAGGCAACATGTAACAGCTCAGAATAAAATTGTTGTTTTTCATCAAGCCCCCATAACCGCGCTTCCTTTTTTCGAGTCTCTTTATTGATGCGTTCCAAATCAGCCCGAAACTCCTCAATCTCTTTTGCATGCTGTTTTCCCAAATCCGCATAACAATTTGTACATTGCTTTGATGGTTTCTGAACGTGGTTACAATGAGGGCATTTCATAGACGCCGGTTCTGTTTTTTCTTTCGCCGCTTTAACGTCCTGAATCTTTTGAGTACCGTCAAGTGTCCAAGGTTGATCGTCATCAACAAATCCTAGTTCGTTTATGACATTGGCATGGTCAATTAGGATTGCATTTTCTTTCCCCGGAAATGCTCTGAGTACCCGCCCGACCATCTGCAAAAACCGTGCAATGCTTTTGGTAGGTCTAGCTATGATCGCGCAACTCACAGCCGGACTATTCCAACCGTAACTCAAAACATCGACCGAGCATAAAACTTTCGATTCCCCTGACTCGATTCTTTGCAGTACCCGTCGCCGTTCGTCATTGTCTGTCTCACCGTCAATGTAATCAGCCTCAATTCCATCGTCTAAAAATCGTTGCTGTATCGCCAAAGCGTGAGTGCGCTTGACTGCAAAAACTACCGTTTGTCGATCAGGTGCAATTCGTTTCCAGTTGTCCACGATGTCACCAATTAAAACAGGTTCATTCATTTTTTCGTCAAGCTGTTTCTGATTGTAGTCACCCATTGATATTTTGATGCCAGACAAATCTATTTTTTGAGGCGTGCTGAAATATTCGCAAGGTACTAAGTATTCCATTTCGACTAAATCTGACATGCTTGGACCAATGATCATATCATCATACAATTCACCTAATCCCCGTCCATCTGATCTTGCTGGCGTTGCTGTGAATCCGATTATCATCGCCCCCGGATTTTCATCTAAAACCGCCCTGATCTTTTTCCCAAATACAGCATGGGCTTCGTCAATGATTATCAATCCGAATCGTTTTGATATTCGATCAAGACGACTGTGCAATGTGTCAAGACTCGCAACCGTCACCGCTGGACTAAAGCTGTACGGCTCCCCCGCCATCATCACGCCGTGTCTAACTTCCATCCTGTCAAGGTCTTCACTGACCTGATAAACCAATTGCCTACGTGGAGCAATGAATAGAGTCTCAGTGCCCTTCATTGTTGCGGCTTCAATAATCGAACACAGGATTGCAGACTTTCCACCACCAGTTGGTAAAACATACAATGGTCTTTTGTTTCCCTTTGCAATGGATTGTCTGATGTCAGTCAGTGCCTGATTTTGATAATCTCGTAATTTCAACATTTTTCGCCTCTACTAGATACCCTCTTATATCTTCTTAATATTCTTACACTGCATGGAATTCTTAAATCTTGTGGCGTGTCTTGGATTGGATTGGATTGTCTTGTCTTGGTTAGTAAGAGCGATATTCTCATATTTTCTCTAACTTTCTCTGAAATTGTCAGAGATTCTCTGAGATTCGTAATAATTATATCTTTTTTTAACGTAGTCTGGAGCGTGCTTCAATAGGTTATGTATCTGATATTGTTCATCTATTTCATCAATGAACCCACGTTTGCATAATGATGCACATAGTTCACCTGTTTCACCTTGCCAGTCTGCTGAAATTTCGATTTCATCAACCGTGAACATTGGCAGAAAATATCCAACATTCTCATATGCTGTTTGCCAAAGCATTTCAAGGTGTCCTAAAAGGTATGCATCACACAACTTCAGATCACGTTTTACTAGTTTAAATTTGGGATGATTTCTTAGACTTAATTTAGCCATTGTCATCACCAGATCCCTTCCAACCTGATGGCAATTTAGAAAAAGCAATAACTTTTTCTTGAATAGTATCAAATTGATAATCCATAAAACTTATGAACGCTGGCATCACGTCACCATTTTCTAGCGTCACCAGAAACCAATCTGATTCATCCACTTCACTCCATTCTATAAAACCTTTTGCGTATTGCGTCATGGTATTACCTCAACAACAGAACAGGACAGAAAGCACTGAGTACCATGACGAGTGGGGAAAGTGCAATCTGCCTGTTCTGAAATTATATTGTAGTTGATAGGTTCGTCATAGTACTCATCAGATACATTGTACCAAAAAACAGGACAGGGAACACACAGCGAACACGGCAAATGATTGAAGTATGTCCACCTGTCCTGAAACATTATTGTACAGCCTGATGTGTTCTTTTTCTGTCATGACATCGTTTCCAGATTCTGCCATCAACTATTTTGTGGATCTGATAACCTTTCTTCAGTCCTTTGATTCTGCTGATTGATGATCTGGCTCCTTGATAACTGATGCTCAAATGTACCAATCTGACTTCATCAACAGTGCAAAAAACAGCATAATTATAATTCATTTTGTAATTTCCCAAATCATAACCGGCCTGCAATGTGCAACTGATCTGGAAGTTTTTCTGAAATTTCCAGTTGATTTGATCCATCCATCATTGGACATTTTTCGCATTATGCCACCAAGTACACGTGGCTCATGAGTCCTTGCACCTGATGCAACCAGGATCTTGTGAACGTCATCTGTTGTGAATTGTCCACCAATGCCATTTCTCATGCACAGTGTTCTGATTGCCGATTCCGCTGCGAGTTTCCATTCATTGTCTGCATTTTCCATCACCTGTTTGATGCTGGCATCTCGTAATTCTGCTCCGGTTCGAGGTTCGAATAAGCTTGGCTGGTTCATCGTTTCCCTTCCTTAAACTCTTTTGGCGTTAAAATATAATGGCCTGACTCGATTATCAGATCATCGTGTCTGATCTGCTCGATAAAATCTGTCATCTGCTTTTTGTTGTATTTCGCAGTGGAAATTATGACGGTCTCAATTTCACCATCCGGCAAGGTCACTACTTTAGACAGACCATACTTTTTTTTGTAATAGATTTTCCACGTTTCCGCCGCGATTTTGTCACCCTGTGGGCATCGTATCCCTGCCTCATACATAAAAACTGCAATGTTGGAAAATATAGCGTGTATATATGAATTCTGGTCAAGCGTTCGAGTCGTCGGTTCAATCAATATCCTGCATTTTGACTCTGCAAACGAGCGCAATGCTTCAGCCACCTGCTTATGCTGGTAACTTGATACAAGCGTACCCTTTTTATTGATGTACGCTGTAATGTCAAGCATTACTGTCACACCACCCGTCAATCCCGAGCTGGATCAATCGCGCTTTCGTTTGCTCGACAAGTACGTCAAAGTCTTCAAGATCGTTTTCCAGCGCATTGATGTATTGCTGATCTCTGTAAACACGTTTCCGGTTAAACTCCAATCCGATCATTTTGAGTTGTGGACAATACACAACAAAATCCCACCATTCACGATCACAAATCCACATGCCACCCTGTACTTGATCCTCGAATTCGCTTATATCATTGTTAAAAAATATTGGCACCAGCGAAGACGGAGCATACAAACTTTTATATTCTGATCCCCCATCATCACCAATTAAACCGTCCGGGCTTGCTGAAAAACGTTCATCATCCGTTTTAGCAAGGCCAATTTCCTGAATTGGATGGCCTATTTTCAAAGCGTGCAATGCCCTTGCCTGTGGCTCCAACGCTTTTCCGCGCTCTGTGGCATAAGCTGTGAACGTGTCACTAAGCAATGGTTCACCAATAATACGCTCGACTGCGATTTTATAAGCATAATGTTCAGCCGCCATTGTCCAATCACCGACCTTTTTCCCGCCGCGATTTTGCTTCATCTTCGAGCGTGCATCCTTAAAATGCGATGCAGATATAGAGCCGCAACGTGACTGAAACCACTCTTCTGTTCCTTGTTCACATTTGACTATTATCATGCTGTTTCCTTTTTCTTTGTAGTTGATTTTTTCTTTGCATTTAACATGGCAATTGCTGAATCAAATTGATCAGAAGTCAGCCCATTAAGTTGCCGTGTCTTAAACATTGTTTCTAGCCAGTCCAGAAACAGCTTTTCATCTGCACCAACATCTTTAATCAACTGTTTTAGATTTTTAACCAGTTGTTTGGATATAGTTTTTTCAGGTGCCGGAGCTGCGTCATTGTCCATCCCACCTACCGCGCAACCGGTAGCCGATAAAAGTGTATATCGTTGCAGGTACGTGACAGCAGACCCAATAGCCTGTATTTTATTTTTACCACCTGAGTCATCAGGGGCAGAAAATAACATTGTCTCTTCTTGATGCCCGAGCGAATGTGTCAAGATGCAAGTCACCTGAACATCCCCGTTTTCAGCTTGACCTGTTCGCCAACGGTAAGCAATCCCTACGGCAGAAAGAGCTTCATCGATTGCTTTGCAGATATTATCCAATGTTGTATGGTCATATTCCGTGATACTGCCGTCCTTTTTTTTATAATGGACGTGCGCATTTTTCAGGATCACAGGCGGATTTTTTTTAAATTCTGCCATCGCGCTATTGAATGCCTTCAATGCCTGATCGCGGTTAAATCTTTCCTGCAAATCCATCAACCGTTCAAGGCGTTCAATATCAGCGCCTTGCTCAATTGCAAGTTTGATCAATTGACCTGGATGCTGCGATTGATCTTGGACCGGTGCAGGTTGAATTGCAACTGCTTTTTTCTTTGTCTGTGCCACGTTCATTTCTCCAGTTGTTTTAGCAATATTTTTGCCGTGGATGTTTTTAATTCAATCGTTTTAACGTTTGTTTCTTCTGCCTTGCTTACCAGAACATACAGCTGGTCAATTGCATTCTGGACTTTCTTTGTCTGGACTTCACGTTCAGCTGCTTCTTTTTCAAGACGTGCATTTTCTGCTTTCAGGTCTGCTTCACGCTTTTCTGATTCAGCACGTTGACGTTCAGCAGATTCCTTTTCTAACTTCAATTCCAGTGCAGCACGTTCAGCTTTTTCGGCAGCATCCTTTTTGTCTTTTGCTGCTTTTGCTTTTAAATCCTTTTCGCGTTGTTTCGATTCGCGCTCAGCTTCAGCCCTTGCTTGAGCTTTCAATTTTTCTTCACGATCAGCAATTTCACGCGCTTCTTTTTCCTGACGTAATTGTTCGAGTTCAGCCTGTTCTGATTCCTGCCGTTGAACTGTCTCGATTGCTGATTCAAGTTCTCGGGTTGTTCTATCCTTGATCATTGATGCTTTGTTTGCGAATTCTTCAAATGAATCATCAATGGAAATTTCCTTGATGTCTTTCAGCATCTTTTTCAATTCATCAGAATTAAAATCCAACGTTAGGCAGGAAACATCGAAATCCATTTTTTCAATTCTGTTTTCAATAGCCAGTATCCTGTCCTTTTCACGTTGTTCGATTTCGTCAAGTTTCGACTGATGAACATCAATCATCTGTTCAATTTCAGAAATTATTTCCTTTGCTTCAGCATCTATTTTACGGCCATATTCCAATGATTCCGCTTTGGCATCTTTGCGCGCTTTTTCAACCGCCGACTTTCCCTGACGCATTGAATAAACATGTGACCGCGCCTCTTTGTTCCCATCCTTGTCCTCGTAATCAAAATGGATGGTCTCATTTTCCTTTTTGAAAATTGCCAGTTGTTCACGATATGGTTGGTAGACTTCCAGCTGTGTTGAAATTTGTTCTGTCATGCCTGATCTCCTTGCTTCGGTTTATAATTTTTGAATCCATAAAATTCATCAGTGCCATCTTGATAATAACTTCCAGCCGCTTTCAGATTACAGTCACACATAACTGGTGAGTTTCTGCCGCCGTCGATACGCTCTGTTTTCTTTTGTTTTCCTAAACATAGCTGTACTGCTGCATCGTGCTCCAGAACATACCTCAAATTGACATCATCAATTGTTATCCAGTCGGGATCAATGTCGATAAGCTCTAAATATAAACGGCATTTAAGTTTGAGTAACTCGCTACTATTACTGTCCATCATTTGTTCCGATCTGTGAGTTGTTGTAGCCATTTCTCTGCTTCTTTGAATGCTTGACCGTCGTCATCCATCATTACGTCTTTCAGGTGCCCAACAGTACGATCAAGGTCAGCTTTATATTTAGTAGCAGCAGCGTTCGCCAGTGACCTGCCAAAACTGCCACCTGATTCCTTGATCTTTTCAGCGATACCTGATTCCAGAGATTGGCAGCGACGGTTAAGTTTATTGTTCGTTTCCCGCAGTTGTTCGATTTCTTCGTCTTTTG